AGCATAAAGTGGGGGATTCTGTTTCCACGCTCCCCCGGGCGCATTGAAATTAAGCTGCTAGAGCTAGTTCACGAGATGTAATGACGTTGTCATTAGCATTTATAAAGTTTATTGCGTTAACCGAGCTTTCGCCGGACTGTCTACTTCAACCTTTATACGCCAGTCGATCCTGTTTCGTCCCCATCATAAGCACTACTCGACTTACATTCCCCTGCATACGGCATTTCTGGTGCAGCTAATGCGTTAGTGCTTATGGTGGAGACGCCGGGTACCGCCCCCGGGTCCTGATCGTTTTATTGCTTTGCTATCAACAACAGTAAGTTATTTATAACATATGTTTAAGTGTTTGTCAAGCATAATATATTAATCCCGGAAGGTAAGCACCACCTCTCCAAGTATTATCTCTCTTGGACGGATTTCTAACATTAGGACCGCCTGCCATATGACACCACATTGTGCTATTAGGTATTTCAAATATACATTGACTGACTGGTAGATTTTGTGTCCTTACACTCTTACACACCTCATAATGGAATCTTCTATCTTTTGGTCGCCATTTGATATCCACTGCATTTCCATAACAGTGATCACTATTTGGATAGTTTGATCCACCCGGACCTCGATAACCACTAGTTATTTCATGTCCCGGATGTTGATCTATCAGTATATCTAAAATATTTGTTGCGATCCACGATAGTTCTTTTGCGATCATATCACAACTTCGTCCACCAGGCCCCGGAACAAGATTTTGATGTTGGCTAGTTGCCCAACAAGTAACATCACCTAATCTTAAATGTCTCGATATCATACTTTTATAAGGTATTGGCCCACTATTTGGAATAGTTTCTGTTAGAGCAGGAGCTTTTGAATCGGGCGGAGGAGCGTTAGGTGCTAAGTCTTGTTGTGGAGCAGTTTCTGGATTTGTCTGTCTCCTAGTTGTGATATCATTTGGCGCTGCATTGGCACTATAGGGATTTGTAACATTATTAGGAATTCCTGGTATTTGATTTTGTATATTTCCAGGTAATAATCCCTGTAAGTTACTGCTAGGAATCACACTTTGTATAATGTTTGGATTTAATCCTTGTGTTATACCCGATAATGCACCTAGGTTGGCCAATGAAGATAAGTTACTTGGTAATATAGGTACTCTTGATCCTATTGAACCACCTAACAATGACGATACCGAACTTAATGCTAAGTTAGTTGCTACTCCTAATACACCAGTAGAAACTGATACTGGAACTCCAGTTGCTCTTAAAGCTACATTTGCTGCCAATCCTAAAACTTGTGGTCCTACTGGTATTCCTGAACGTTGTTTTAATGCTACATTAGCAACTGTTCCTACTACATTTGCTATAACAGCCGATGCTTGTGGATTGGCACCTAGCCCACTCGCAACACTTCCTGCAAAGTTTCCTGCTATTCCGGACGCTACAGAGTTTCCAAAAGTAGTTACAATATTGACTGGAATACCACTTAGCCCGCTAGTTGATCTAGAAATAGCTTGAGCGCCAATAAGTCCAGTCATTCCCGATATACCACTAACTCCTCCGGAGATTGATCGTACTGCTTGTCCTGCAACGGCTCCTAATGCTGCTCCACCTATTAACTGTGTAAGGCCATTAAGAGAAACAGGCAGTGGTGGTAATAATCCAGATGCGAATGTAGCACCGGGTAATGATCCAGTCGGTAATAGAGATGAAAATGCTGGCGGTAGTAATGATAAGACTTTGCCTAATGAGTCATTAGCTACCTTACCTAATAATGCTTCCATGCTAGGTATAGTTGGATTAGTAAAATCTCTACCTGGACCAAATACTTGAGATATCTGATTCAGTGGCATGCCTGCAGATCTAGCAGACATTCCGGCTTCGTCGCCGCCATCAATAAATCCAGAATGTGCCATACTAGCACGTTGGCTGGCCATCTCTGCTCGTCCCTCTGTGGGAGGAGGTGCTGTTGGTGTTTTTCCAGCAGCTTTATCAGCTACATCTGTTGGTCTTGGCGGAGGATATTGTGTTATACTCATCCCATTAACAACTGCTGTTGCTGGAGCCATTAATTCAGCAGCTCGATGTTTAGCTAAAGTAGTAGCGAAACTTGTAGGATCATCTAATTTGATTTGAGTATTATATGTAATATCTGCCATATCAATATTTATCTCCTAAAACTTAGATAAATCTTCAACTAAACATTTACAAAAACATCACCTTGTCCTACTACTGTTGTAGTAGCACCGCAAATTCTAGAATCGCTATTTCGATGGGCACCTTTTCCGTATGCAAACACATCCCCACTATACTCAGAACTTTGCGGATCATCATGTGGAGGTAATAGTAACTCATCTGAATTAGCATCTGTTATGCCTACTATGACTGGTTTATTATTAATAAAAACAGTACCAGTTGACGAATCTCCACTTAAAGTGAGATCGCCACCGCCATCTGTATTAGTATCACCTACAACTGCCCAAAGTCCTGCACCCATATTAGTTCTCCAAAATATTTATTATATAATTCTAGGAGGATTAGTAGTAGGATTAGAAATTGTTAAGTTAGCAGTTCCTTTGGTATATTGTCCAGCAGTTTGTTTTTCAGTTAATGCCAATGCAATAACTGCTGTCTTTGGAACATTTATATTTCCTTCAATTTCAGCAGTGAATAGGAATGGTGTCATTGCAGCACCTTGTGCTGTAACTGATAGAACCAAAGGTTTAAATATTTTATAATAACCATTGCCGTCTTCGACTAATCTAGCAACTATTTCTTCCCCAGTTACTAGTTTTAAACTATAAACCTCATCTGGTTTTATTTTCTCTACAATCATCCTATTCTCTCTTTTATCTTTATAGGATCTTCTTTAACAAGTCCTGTATACCCACCTTCTACTAATAGTTCATCCCCGAGATATAGTTGTGGAACACTACGATGTCCTTTTGATTTAATAAAATCATAAGCGTTAGAATCTTCCATTATATTAACTGTTTGATAAGAAATATCATTATTATCTAACCATTCTTTTGCTCTATCACAATATGGGCAATCTGGCTTACTATATATTTTAATCATATATCTTCTCCTTATAATGAAAATCCACTAAAACTGTTTTCATCAATATCCTGTTTTGTACCACCAGTAATATATGAACTAAGTTCTACTTCTTGTGGAGCAACCTGTACTTCAGATCCACTAATCCACTTCTGAGTCCATGGTAGAGGATTTGCTCCTCCCTTGTACTTAGTTGGAAGACCTATAGCTGTCATTCTTTTATTAGCAATCCATTCGATGTAATCGCATAGCAACTGATAGTTAAGACCAATCATACTACCATCTTTAAAAAGATATTCGGCCCATTTCTTTTCTTGATCAACAGCATCAGTGAATATCTTGATGCAATCAGCTTGTGTCTCTTCTGAGATCTGTATAAAATCTGGATCATCCTTTGGCAAAAGTTTCAACAGAGTTTGTGTACTTGCTAGATGTACGTTCTCGTCACGAGCAATAAACTTAATGATCTTAGCATTGCCTTCCATCTTCTTAACTTCAGCAAATGCCCAACTACAAGCAAAGCTAACATAGAAGCGTATACCTTCTAATACGTTAACACTCATTAGTGCCATCCAAAGAGCTTTCTTATGCTGATAGGCACTTGGGATCAGATGAGAATGTGTCCCGCTAGCAGCACGTTGATTCATATCGATCAACTCATCATAATACTTACTAATATCAGTAGCACAGTCTGCTATCTCAGCGATATCCATCATTTCATCAAATATTTTACTTGGGTTACTATATACATTTCTTATGATATGTGTATAGCTACGACTATGGATAGTTTCACTGAATGTCCAAGTCTGGAACCAAGTTTCTAATTCTGGCAATGAACAGATAGGTGCAAATGCAGCACTAGGAGCACGACCTTGCACACTATCTAACAGTATCTGACGTTTAAGATTACTAGTGAAAATATGTTGCTCGTTTTCGGTCAAGTCTTTGAAATCTTTAGCATCTCTTAGAATATCAACTTCTTGTGGTTGCCAAAAGAATCCCAGCTGTTTTTCAGTAAGTTTATCAAACTGTTTATATTTCATAGTATCGTATCGTTGAATGCTTACGCCGCCTGTTGGATCAAAAAACGCAAGCTTCTTTGTATGATCTTTTTTATTTGATATATCAAAAACAGTATTCATATTACACAACTCTCGCAATCTTCTTGTGGTGGTAGATCATTTAACTTTTGATCTTCTATCTTATTAACATCAATCTCACCTTGACCATCATTAGTGTTAAAGTAATACAGTTGCTTTCCGCCTAACTTATAAAATTGTAGGATATGTCCTAGCATAACACTTAATGGTATCTTTTCATCTTCATAAAATGCAGGATTATAACTGGTATTAACACTAATGCCTTGATCGATATATTTCTGTAATACAGCACAGATATTAAGATATCCTTCTGGACTACGTTGATCCCATAGGAGTTCATATTTATTCTTTAGCTTTCGAAACTCTGGTACTACTTGCTTTAATACGCCATGCTTACTCTGCTTAATGCTAATGTAGCTTCGTGGTGGTTCGATACCATTAGTTGCGTTAGCAATCTGAGCACTAGTTTCTGCAGGCATAATAGCCATTAGTGTAGCATTACGTATACCAAACTGTTTTAGTTCAGCTCGCAACTCTTCCCATGGCATTCTCTCAACATGAGGGACCAGTTCATCTATTTCCTTCTTGCGAGTATCAATTGGGACTATACCCTTAGCATACTTTGTATCACTTAACTTTCCGCATGGACCAAACTCTTTGGCCAAATCAACACTGGCCTTGATGAGATAATAACTCATTGCTTCCATATATTCATCAACCTTTGGAAGAGCAGATGAATCTGTATATTTGAGATCATTCTTAGCTAGCCAATAAGCTAAGTTAATAATGCCAACACCTAATGGACGATGCTCCTTTGTAGCAATCTCAGCGGCTTTTACTGGATAGTCTTGATAACTTAACAATGCGTCTAATCCACGCACTGCCAGTTCACAGGGCTTTTCAAAGTCCTTGGGGTCCTTAATAACGCCCCAGTTGACAGCACTTAGAGTGCAGAGAGCAATCCTACCCTCTTCGTCAAATATGTGTGTAAG